ACATAGTTTCAGTTCTCAAATAGTTTCAGTTCTCACATAGTTTCAGTTCACCTTCTCACTCCTCCCCCTCATCTCATTCCCCAACATCCACCAGTTCACTCATCATCCAGTCACACTCCTCAAACACAAAATGGAGAAAGTCACTAATGGAAACCTAGTGAACAAAATCCCTATCAACATCCCTATATATTCATTGTTTGATGAAAGGGATGGAAAAGAATGTGGAAATAATGTAGGTTTTGTTGACTCAGAGTCATGGAATTTATTCTCCAAAAAGACACATAGTAAAAATGGTGGTATATCAATCCAAAAGGATGCTTGCTTGATGAAAAGGAAACTTGTGTATGTAAATGGATGTGTAGAACTTAGACATGTTTTTGGAAATAGGGTGTTTTCCATAAAGGACTTTATGGGGTCCACTAGAATTGGAAAGGAAGTCGTTGTCACATCTAGACAACACGATATAGGGCAAAAAAAGTTCATTCGCCTCAGGTTTGAAACTTTGAAGGATGCCGTTTTGGTAAACAATGTTTTCCAATTTTTTGTGATGAATAAATAATAAATTAAATTTTAAAAAAAGTTTTTTAAAACATAAATCCAGGGGTCTTTTTCAAGATTCATTGTCCTGGCAATTCAATTCATATTTTTGGGGTTTGAGATTCGTCTCCCCTGACCATTATGAGCCGATACTCGCCTATTTTGTTGAAATAATAATAAAATTAACAAATGAGAATGGTGTCATCTTGGGTTGCGCACACTTATGCCTTAACATCTTTTTTTTTTCTGCCCGTGGCATTATTCTTTATAATTCCTTTGAAAGTATTGTCTACTATATACCTGGTGACTACCATATGCTTTGGTTTCGTAAGTATATGGTTCGCGGTGGAAACCCTTGCCGCCCTATACATATACTCAAAGGAAACTTGTCAAAAATCTTCAGATCACAAGAAGATTACTTATATTCTGCCAGCGTACATGGATAACGAAGCCACTGTCTTGGAAGGAACTATTCGGTCCTATTTAGACATGGAGTATAATGGACACATACACATAATGGTTGTCTACAATAGTAAAAAAGACATGAGGAAAGCTGAAGAAAAAATACATAAAAAGTGGGACAACTATGTTTGTGGAAACACCTGTGTAACTATAGTTAAAAACACCAACTCTACTTCTAAATCTGAAAACGTGAATTATGGGTTATCTCTTATTGATGAAGACGTGGATTACATCGCTATTATGGACGCAGACCACCAACCGGCTAAGAATAATCCTTCGGTAGCTATGAAAGTTATGGAGGACAAAGGCTTCGACATCCTACAGGGAGTTTGTACCATCCGGAACCAGGAAAATTTTCTGAGCACTATCATTTCGGTAGAATTTGCCGACATGTATTCAGTTGGTCATCAGGGTCGTCTTCAATTATTTAATTTTGGAATATTTGGAGGCTCTAATGGGTATTGGAAGGCTGAAATTCTTAAAGAAATTAAGATGGATGGGTCTATGCTTACAGAAGACATCGATTCGTCAATCAGGGCTACCCTTGCTGGGTACAAGATCGGGTTTTCGGGGGAAGTAATCAGTTCCGAGCTATCCCCTATCCGAGAAGCCACTCTTCAGAAACAGAGACTTCGTTGGGCACAGGGGTGGGCACAGGTGTCCTTAAAATACGCCAAGAAGTGTATATGTAGTAATTTATTGAGTATTCGTCAGAAGCTTGGGTTGATTTATTTGCTGACTTGGAGGGAGTTTTTTCCATATATGACTTTCTGGCCATTGATTTGCGTTGCCGCACATATCAAGAGCGGAAATAATCTGGATTTCAGACTTTTTATCACCTTGTTTGGGGCTATCCTTTTTATTTTTGGTATATGTAGGGTGTGGGTGATATACAAAGTTTCAAAAGGACCCATTAAGTCGAAAGGTCGTGCATTTATATTGTTTGCATTGTTCTTTCCGTTTTATTCAATATATATGAATTACCTACAAATTTGTGCACACGGTAGGTCTATTCTGAGCATAAACGCGTGGAATCCCACTCCCAGGGAAGAATCTAAAAAATTTTCTCGTACAACAAAAGTTGGACCTCCGGTTTCTAAGAATTCTCTACAACTCTCTAAGATGGAACAAAATTTATTAAGATAAAGGCGAGACGGATCTCAAACCTATGTTATAGTAGTATTTGCCCCGATCGGGATTCGGTGCTTTATTTAAGATTAGTTCCCGATTGTGAGGTCATTATGCCTTTATGAGACTACAAGTCAATAAAAAATACATCTGGCGAGGCTCGAACTCACGACATTCAGTTAATAAGACTGATGCTCTAACCGACTGAGCTACAGATGCCGAGGATGACGATGCGTTAAATATAATTAAAACTTATATACTTGTTTTTCCACAAAGGGTAAATAGCCTACGTAGCATAGCGGATAATGCATCAGATTTCTACTCTGAGGATCGTGGGTTCAAATCCCATCGTAGGTTTTTTTATATAAATATATAATGATACTTGGGATTAATAATAATTTTAAATAATATATTAACATATATTTAACACTTCTCACACTTCACACTTCACACTTCTTATTCTATGAAAATGAATATTGTTTCTTTGTTTTTCGTATTTTTTAATATTTGGTTTTCTAACGGTGAAGAATTTTCATCGCATTTTAATTCCATAATGGAAAGTCCCATTACTAACAACACTGGAATTGGGGCTTATATATGGGAAGGTTGCGGATTGGGATTTAATTTAAATACCGTTCTAAATTCTTGGTTGTATTTTTTTTCTATTAAAGAATGGCATGACTTTTCTATTATAATAGAAAAAGACATGCTTTCGGTACTTGAATGTTCTGACGAAAACAGTGGTATCAAAATTAATGGCTGGGGTTGTTTATTCAATGAAATTCCTCATTTGAATATAGTAAATTCTACTGAAAGTTTGGATAATTATGATATGCCGTTCAATATCATAAATGAAGAAAATATGAAGGTAAACAAAACAGTGAAAAGATCCGGAAAGATAGTAGAAAAAAATTTAAACGAATACTATGAAACGGATATTCTTAATGCATTATCTGTAATATATACATATATATGGTCTTACATGACTCCATGGTTAAAAAGAGATATAAATTTAATTGAATCTAATATTTTTAATGAGCCTTATATTGGATTACATATAAGAAGAGGAGATAAAGTAATTTATGGTGAAGCCAAAGCTGTAGAGGTAGAAGAATACCTCATGGAAGCGAAAAAATATGTGAATAATATCGATGAAATAAAAGGAATATGGGTTGCTTCAGATGATATGAATGTTATAAATGAAGTTAGAGATTTATCTTCTATATATTTTCCTAATATATTGAAGGAAAATATAATATATGCAACATCAGAAGGAATAAATGAAAAAAAGAGTAAAGAATGGTCCATGTATAATATGCCCATAACAACTCGGAGTAAATTTCAAGAGTATAAATCATTTGTATATCTTTTTTCAGATATAGAACGTCTTTCGAATGCTGAGGTATTTGTTGGTACATTTAGTTCTAATATGGGAAGAATTGTACACGTTGCAAGAGAATCAAAGAATAAACCAAGAAATTCTAGTAGAAGTCTAGATGTTAAATGGCATCCAGGACGACATTGATTACTCGAATTCATATTTAGATGAGAATTTTCCGATTAATTAAATAATGGATTGTCCATGTAGCTCGAGTTCGATCCTCGTCATGGACTTTTTTTCAAATTTAAATAAGATTCGTCAATCTCAATTCAAAATGCATATTTAAATATGATTGTATCTAAATTTCCAAAATAGTTACCTTCTTTCCATCTAAAATCAATGAATTTCCTACTTGGTAATTTCCTGATTCAATATTTAATGTTTCTGTTAAATTATTATATTCAATTGTTGAAGTAGAGTTTGATAACGTCAAAGACACAGATTGTCCTGAACCACTAGTAGGTGAAAACGGAACCACAATTGCAGTTGTGTCAGTTGCATCTATTGTATCGCCTAAATTTACGAATTTAGAGTTTCTTCTTATTCCATCTAGATTGATTTCTATTCTGTCATCAGTGTCGAAAACATCATTAATTACATCATTAATTAAATCTACAGACACATTGTTAAATTCACTAAGATCATATATTCCATCGGAATCCATAAAATCATTTTTTTCATAATTATCTCCATCATTGGAAAGAGTTGTAATAACAGCAGTTTCTACAAAAGTATACACAGAACCATCTGTAGTAGAATATAACCTAAAAGTGTATTCAGTTTCTGGAGTCAAATTAGAAATTGTCTGTTGAAGATCGACAAAGTTTATATTGATGATGTTATCATTGCCAGTTATCTGAGACGTTAAACGATATCCGATCGCACCAGAAATAGATGCTATAGAAACTGATATATTAGAAACACGAGGTGTTATTGTTAATGGTACTGTTGGATTAGGTCCGTCTGAGTAAATAGAGAGTGCTTCTGTAGACGAAAGAGAATAATCATATACTCTAAAATCTGTTATTTTACCATAAAAATCAAATGTCGTGAAATTAATCAATTTTCCTATTAATAATATTCCTGTGTCCATGTCCAAAGTATGTACCACTGAATAAATTTCTACTCCATCCTGGTACACTATTACGTTTGTTCCGTCAGATGTTATTGTGTAATGAAACCATGTGTTTAAAGAACTAGAAGGTGCAGATGCAATTGTAGTATTATTAGGTAAAGAGCCTATTTTTAAATTTGTTGAGAAAAAATAAAAATAAAGTCGCCTTCCTAATGTACCACTGTGGAACATACAACCATTTGAAGTGTCAGAACGGTTTATCCAGAGTGAAACAGTTCTAGGAGATGTACCCTGAAGAGCATCGGGCAATGTCAATAGCTCTAAGTGAGAACTACCGTCGAATAGAGCAACATTTCCATAGGTTTCATCGACTGTAGAAGTAACACCATTGTTTGTTAAATGAAAAGAATCATCAGTAGAATTTAGTGTAACATCTGTCGAATTGAATTTATAATTTAATATGAGAGACATATTTATATATAATTATATAAATAAATAACGAATTAATATAGAATGATTAAAGCAATCCAAAGTTGCCAGGACAATGAATCTTGGATTGAACCATAAGAATCCCTGGAAGAAAGGGAGACGAATCTCAACCTTTTCAAAATAAAAATATTTTTAAATCATTTTATTAACCTAACCATTGGCATTATTCTTCTTCAATGGGTGTTCTAAATTGACTCAGAACGTTTTCAATCCTTTGATTAATTTCATCTCTATTACCCTCTATCGTTCTCCTATTCCTTCTTCTTCTTCTGAATAAAATCGAGTTCTCTTCCTTCTTCTTTGTGTTCTCTTCAAAATATTCATGTACAATCATTGTAGTCAGTACAACAACGTTGTTTGGATTTGATTCTCTTTCATCCATTTGCTTCTGGATCGACTCGGAAAACATGTCTTTTGAAAATATGATGGTAAATAAAATAAGTGAACATGCGTGTAATAGATCAACGCATTAAATATCCAATCCTGAAATGATTATTTAAATTTTGATCTAGTCACTCGATTTTCTCTTCTTGTTGAAAAATGATTTGATACTTGGTGTATATTCATCTTGATTCTTTTCGAAAACGACATATGATATATCATCTTTGTGACAATTTTCTGAAGCTAATTTATCAACTTTATCATTCCAAAAAGAATTATAGTCTTTTAAACCAGTATGTGCTTTCACATGTGTCCATTCAATTTTACGTTCGTTGCAATGATCGTAAAGAATTTTAACTAGGTCTAGGTTTTTTATTATTCCATTTCCTGACTTTTTCCAACCTTTCTTTTCCCAATTTTTCATCCACTTCGTACAAGTATTCAACAATAGCATGCTATCCGTGTAAATATGGAGTGTTTTGATCTTTTCTATATCATATTCATTAGAAAGTTCCATTGCTTTTATTGCTGCGTAATATTCCGCTCTATTATTAGAACGATTGGACTCTGGGGGAAGAAAAAAGAACGAATCTGGTATCTCTTTGTTTGGAAAAACTACGGCACTACAACTTTTTGCCGTTTTAAACCCGTTATCAGTTGTTGAACCATCTGTAAATACGACTATTTCGTCACGGGAAAACATAGTAATGACACTAATAAATACACATTTAATAATATTAAAGTTTAAAAATCATATTTCGATTCATCGTAAAAATCTAAGGACTCACTGAGCTATACAATAGATGATTCTGATTCTGAATCTGAAAGCTCAGGTGTTCTATCATTTTCTATTATAATTTCATCGTCTTCGTCATTTTCGTAGTTGACTTCAATACAACTACTTATTCTTATAATTAGTAGAAGAACAATAAAAATAAAGCATACTAATACATTAACATTTAATTCCATCAAATTCTCTTTAACAACTGGTCTAAAGCTTGTGGGATTTACCTCTCGGTGAGACGAATAGTGATATAGAATAAAAAATAATTATTTAAAGAATAATCAAAACAACAAAAATATAATTTCCCTCGCACCCACTCACACAACTCAGAAACCACCCAGAAACCACTCAGTAAAATGAAATTTCTATATATTTCTCTCTCTCTTCTTGTTGCAAGTGTTTCTGGACATGAGACTCCTGCTCCCAGTGTTTCTGAGTCTACACTCAGTCCTACACCAAGACATACACTAAGGCCTGCTCTCAATGTTTCTGCGCCTGATCCTGCTCTCAATGTTTCTACATCTGAGCCTACTCTGACTACACTCAGTCCTACACCAATGCCTACTCCAAGTGTATTTACATCTGAGCCTACTCCAAGTGTTTCACCTGAGCCTACTTCAAGTGTTTCTACACCTGAACCTACTCTCAGGCCAAGGACTGCTCCTGGATCTACTCCAAGGACTGTTCCATCGGATTCTTCCACATCATCACCAACTTCGGCACCCACCATGGCCCCTTCATCGAGTTCGGAAATTTTTTCTATGGCCCCTACTTCATCGCCTTCTATGACTACTTCATCTACTTCTATGGCTACTTCGTCGCCTTCTATGGCCACTTCATCGCCTTCTACATCGGAACGTTTTTCTCAAGAACCTAGTGATTCTTCGGAACCTGATGATTCAGATTTGGACAATGATTCGTCGCAACGTTCCGTATCTAGTGGATCACGTGGAATCCCGTCGATGATTGGGATTTTCATTGTCATTGTTTCTCTTGTATTTGTGGGTTAGTTGACAAAGATCGCCTTGGAAATTAATATATATATATATAAAAAATATTTTCTTTTCAAAATCCAGGGGTTCTTAACAAGATTCATTGTCCTGGCAACATAGGTTTGAGATCCTTCTCGCCTTTATTATAGTTGTAGAAGAAAGAATATATAAGATAGTAAAGTTTGATTTATAATCTATACTTAGAACTTCAAGGTTTAAGTTTGAATTATATTTTGTACTTATAAAAAAGTTAGAGATCTAATTTTTTGATTAATTAAGAAGTTCCAAAATAAAAATTCCTTTATATTTATTTTATATAATTTTATTTTGTTGTGTCTTATTGTAAAAACATGAATAAAATAAAACGCATTATTAAATTTCTTAAATTGGAAATTATTTCTATTATTTCTGTTTTTTCAATTACAAGATTTTCTCTATTGGTTTCAGAAGGTCCCCCTAGTCTTTTTTGGCCTGTAAATGGGCTTATTATTTGTATATTGACCTTTGCCGAAAGTATATATGAAAAGATATTCTTATTTATGACATGTTGTCCGTTTATTGCTATTTCTCAATTTCACATACAAGAACCCATTTTTGCATTAAAAGTAGCGCTTGCTAGTTCAATGGAGATATTGATTTCATATTTACTTCTTTTTTACTTGATAGAAAATGGAAATACAATCTTTTTAACATATGATTTTATTTTGAAATTGATAATTTCAGTTTGTACTGTAAGTTGTTTAATTGGTGCATCGATTGGATCTTATTTTGTTTTTTCGGAATTTAAAAATTTTGGGATTGAGTATTCAAATACATGGATTGATTGGTTTATTGGAGATATTACAGGGAATTTTATAACATTATATACTTTTTATTCAGTAAAAAAATCATTACATCTTTTAAAACTTTCTGTTATAAAGACAATTAATATATATAAATTGGAAGTAGTTTATTTATTATTATTGTTTACGTTAATATTTGTTTACTTTATTAGAAAAATAGATCTTACTATTAGTATTTGTCTTGTATTGCTAACTACCCCACTTACAGCTAGCCTTGGAATTTTATTTTCTAATATAGTTTCCTCTTTATTTAATTTAGTTCTTATTTTATCGATTTCTTACTGTACAAGTAATCAACGGGGACCTATCTATCGAATTTTTCAAAATTTTTCTGAACGTGACATATTTATTTCTGTTGAAATGGTTTTACTTATAACTTTTTTTATTTCTTACTTATTTTCAGTTTCTAGAAATGATTCTATCACAAAACAAAAAAATTTATCAAA